CTGGCAAAGGACGGCGGGCATCTGACGTCGTCGGAAATCTCGACGGAGTTCGAAGGCGTCGTCGTTTCTTTCTTCGACACGAAGGACACGAAGGCGCCAGCGCTCGAACTTGGCAACTCCCAGATCCGGCAACTCGTCGTCGCTCGCCCGCAAACCAAAAAGGAACTCGACGACGGCGACATCCGGCTCGCCTTTCACATTAACGCGCCGGGATCGAAAGACGCTTGGAACTGGGGCTATCGGGCGCGCGGAACTGAACTTTGTGCAGTCTTCGAAGAAATGCAACCCGTCTTCCCGCAATTCAAAGAAGCGAATCCGGACGGCGACGGGCAAGGGATCCTCGAAATGGAGAAATCCGATCCGATCCCGACAGTCCCGGCGAAAGCGGAGTTCGGCGGCGGAACAAAGTTCGAAGTTCCGAAACCATCGAACCGGGACGCGAGCAAAGTCAAACCGCGGACACCGGCAAAAAAGAAATCGTCGACTAAGAAGTCGAAATAAGTTATTCAATCGGGCGTCACATAAAAACTAAAAACGGAGGAACTACAAAATGAAACGCTTTTTACTTCTGCTCGTTGCTTTGTCAACCATTACGCTTGCCGCGTCGCCGTCGTTTGCCGCCTGTTCTCAAACGGGAACGGTCTTCGTCTCAGACTTTGCGACAACCGCGGGCGCGCAAATCTCGGGACTCGGTCGAACCGGATGTCTCGCGACCGTGACGTTTCTCGACGCGACTCTCGGATCGACAACCGGATCCGGGACGGAACCCGTCGGCGTTTTCCTTGGGGCGTGTTCCAGTGGCAACGCGCTATTTGAGACGCAATTACAGGCGGGCGGGAGCATACAGGGCCAAATGGGTGCAGCTAGTCATTACCAGATGGGCGAAATGCATTCGATCCTAGTCACCGGCGGGCAAACCTTTTGCATCGGGTTCACGAATCAGCAAGTCGGGTTTACGAGCACGGTTTCGGCGAAGATCGTTTACAGCTAACCAAGGTTTCTCGATCGGACTGAGCACTCAATTGGGTCTTCTCCTAGTGCTTCGTCTTCGAGAGATTCCCGATCGGACTGAGCACTTAACAGCGAGTGTTTCGTCTTCGGGAATGCGGGATCTTCTCTGTGAGATCCCGCCGGACGGATTCGATGGAATCTTTCGGGCGGGTTCTCACAAAATGAAATGCACAAAATGCAAAGGTTCGATCACGTCTAAGCAGCCATATACGCGAACGGAGGCCGGGCCGCATCATTACCGAAAAACGGACTGCAAGAGATCTTCGCCGATCTCTTTACTAGAAACCTTGTGGGCGTGCGCTTGCGGCTTTACGTGGTTTAGTGAAACCGAACCCGTCGAATGCCCTAGCTGCCACGTAAAGGCCACAAATGGGTAGTTGGCCAAAAGAGCAAGGCATTTTCAGATTCCGGGCGGGCGACGCGGTCTTTGTGCGCGATCGCGGACACGGTCGAAACGGCGGCGGATTCCGCATCGTCGAAGCGAAAGTCATCGAGCCGCATTACCATCCGGACCGTCATCCATCTTATCCCGACGGCGAAGGATACGAACTCGATGGCGAATTGTGGTGGAGTTGTTATCCGGGATCGAGAGTTTTTAAAACGCGGGCGGAGGCGGTTGCGGCGAGACTGAGCGAGGTTCGTTAAATGCTGCATACATCGAATTGCGTTTGCGTCGACTGTGAGAACGCGCGCGCTCAACAACGCTTGCGCGATCAACAACAATTCGATCACGATCACGACTTCTCAGAAGATCCGAACCGTCCCGGCGAGTGTCTTTACTGTATGCCGCGCCCGGATCGCGAGGGTTTCTTGCCGACAAATGCCGCGATCGCGGAACAGATCCGCGCCGCCATGAACGAAACGAAGGCAAACGCCGAAAGGATGTTCGGCGGAATGCTCGCCGAACTGGTCGAAGCTCGCGCCATCCTTCACGAACTCTTGCCGTATTGCCGGACACACGTCAATCAAGAAAGTTTCAGGGACGCAATCAACCGGGCGGAAAGGTTACTCACTCCAAAAACAAAGGGCGGGACGGTATGAAAATCAATTTAAAACACTCGTTCACGGTCGGATCTATCACGCGCGATTTCGAATTTAATGCGGAATTGCCGGACGACGCAACCGCTGATCAGATTCAGGCTTGTTTCGAGGGACTCGCCGCTCAACTGGAAGAAGTCACGCGGGATCTGAGCGACGTTTCCGCGGATCTGGCGGTCGCGGATCTGAGTAAAAATCCGGGCGGCGCATGAGTCTCGTTAACATCAAACCGAATCTCGACGCGCCCGCGATTCGAGTCTTTCCCGGTCGCACACCTTGGACGCCGGACGACGAACTCGCCTTTGTCGGTTATCCCCCGTTATTTCGTCCCGGCAATTACGAAACGCCGGTTTTCGTGAGCGTCGTTTTTAAATGGTTACGGAAGCGCGGCGAAGAACTGGCGCGCGCTTGGGGCGATTACTACCGAAACGTGCAGATCGGCGGTCCGGCTTATGACGGCGGCGCGGGCGGCGCATTTACGCCGGGAATGTTTCTAAAAAAAGGCTGCACGATCACAAGCCGCGGATGTACTAAGGACTGCGGTTGGTGCGTCGAGCGTTTTAATCCGCTCATTGAATTGGACATAAAACCCGGTTGGATCGTTCAAGACTCGAACCTTTTATCGTGCTCGGAAAAACACGTCCGGGCCGTTTTCGATATGTTGCGCGAACAAAGGCGGGCGATCTTTTTTAACGGCGGACTCGACAAACACTTTCTCAAAGACTGGCATCGACCGTTATTCGATTCGATCAAGATTGGGGAACTCTGGTTTGCTTGCGACGTAACGAAGGATCTTTCTTGGATGGAACGAGCGGCGGGAATCTTGGACGGAATACCACTTCGCAAGCGTCGTTGTTACACAATGATCGGTTACGACGACGAATCGCTCGCGGACGCCGAACGCCGGATTGAGCGCGTGTTCGAACTCGGGTTTATGCCGTTTTGCCAGTTATATCAACCGGACGACTACGTCAAAGTTTATGCGGACGACTGGCGCGCACTACGGCGCAAATGGTCGCGTCCGGCGGCATACATGGGAAAACAAAATCCGGGCGGGACGCAATGACACAAACCGACCAGATTCGGGCCGAAATGATCGCCGCCGTAACACGCGCCGGATGGCGCGAAGAACGCAACCGGCGCGACGTTTGGCGTTGGCGAGATCCCAAAACGAAAGCGCTTCACACGCTCAAAGACGCTTTCGACCTACTCAAGAGTAACCCTGCGTTTTCAAAAAAATCTTGACTTTCATAATTCCCGCCCGGTACTGTTGGCGCAACCGTTGATAGTTCAGTGACTTACCTCAGTGTTAGGGGTTTTCCCGGTTCGAGACGGGGCCGGGAAACCCTTTAGCAGCGCCGCCGGTTAGCATTCCGGAACACAAAAACAGCTAGCGCTAGGGAAAAGTGTCCACAAAAATCGACGATTCAATCCCTGTTTTTCTTCCGCATCAAAATCACTTCACAGATCTTCCCGCCTTTTTTCTCCCACGTTCCGAAGCGCGCAAGCTAAAAAAAACCGGCGAGGGATATTTCCAGCGAAGCGGACGAGTTTTTACGCTCGTTTCGTCACGTCCGACGGACTGGGAAGAACTCGCCCGACGTTACGAGTTCCGCGACGAGTCCGCTTGTATTCAAGAGCCGACCATGTTCGCGTTTGTTCTGGGTGAAAGACGCGCAATTGCAGCGGTCAACGCATGGAATTGAGATCAACGCGACGGAAATGCTGATCCGCCTACTCTGGGATTTTTATGGGCGGGCGTCGGTCGAAAATGACCGGCAGGAAATGCAGGAAATTGCGCGCGTAATCAAAACAATTTCTCGCGCCGCGGACAATGACAAAAGCGGATAAAACCGCGGAAGCGCTGATCTTTATCGAAACGGTTCAAGATGTCGTCGATCGGATCCTCAGAAAACACGGACAAATCCCGGTTGAGAATCCAGACTATTTCATCGAATGGCCGGAAGAAAAAATCCGCCCGGAAGCTACTTCAATCCAATGATCTTTAAGCGCGCGGCTTCTCTCAAAACATATTCGGCGAGCGCGCGACGTCCAAGTTTCGGGCCGCGTTTCAAGCGAATCTTGAATCGAGCGAGTCGCGCTTTGCTGGCGGAAGTCATAACGACAATTCTCCGCTCAAACTTCTACAAGTTCATACGTCTCGGAAGGTGCGGCACTTTTGGGAATTTCGCCGCAAACGTGCCGAATCAAAAAGGCGCGGGCGGTCTGTTCTGATTCAAAATATTCGAGGAAATTACAGATCGGACAAAAACCGACGTACAAATGTCCGGAAAGTTTCTGGAATGAGGTTTTTAAAATGTCCGGCGGGCGCATTTGGAGTTTTCCTCATTTTCTCCATTTTACCAGCAACGTCCAATTCGCCGACCGCGAAACGTCGCCAATTCCAGTTGCAACCATTTCGATTTCGAGAAACGGGAAAACGTTGCTCGACTTTGAAATCTCCGCGGACGCTTTTTTCGGCTGGAATTTCTGAAATGCGCGCCAGAACTCGAGCCGAACATTTCGGAGAATCATTTCGATGACAGTTTCAGAACTTCGCGCGGCGCTTCGAGAATTCGGCGACGAAACGCACGTTCAAGTTTTGGCGGAAGTAACAGAATTTGGAATCGAAAAATGGATCGAAGCGAACGAAATCGAAGTTGTAAATGTTGGCGGACAAGAATTTGTCCGAATTTTCAACGTTTGAATTTCGAGAAATTCGGCGCGCGGTTCTGAAACGCAAATTCGAAAATGAAACATAAGTTTCAAGCGAACTGGAAACCGAAAACGGAAACTCAAATCGCGAGAACAGAAATCGCGAACTTTCAAAAATGCAGAAACCAAAACAGCCGTGCAATTTTCCAAACTGTTCGGAAATTTCCGGCGATCGATTTTGTAAAAAACACAAACCAGAAAAACGAAAGCGCGAAAGTTATCGCAAATCTGGCGCAAATTCTCGCTGGGATTTTTACGCGCGGGATTTCGTTCGCCGCTTTCCAATTTGCGCGGATCCATTTTCAAGACACGGAAATCAGAAAGTTCCGAGCGAAGTTTGCGGACACAAAATCGCGCATAAAGGAAATCCGAAATTACTTTGGAATTCCGAAAACCATTTTCCGCTTTGCAAATCTTGCAACGCTTTTCAATGCGCGAAGTTCGAACGCGGATTTGGAAATCCAAAAGCAGAAATTTCACAGCGAAATAAAAGCGAAACACTTTCGTTTTCCCTTCGCTTTCAGAATTCCTTTTAAAATCAACGATTTAATTTGGTGGAATTTTCGGGCCGATTTTTTTAAAAAAGTGGGAAGGCGGATCGAAATCTTTACAGAAACGAGGCATCGGAGGCCGCGGGCCTCGACTACGAAAATCCGCGAAATTGGTAAGGGCCATTGTTTTCAACGATTTACCGACCGTAGCTATGATAGCGCTATGGTAGCTATGTTGTTAGTTTTCAGCGATTTACGGGCCTAAAAGAAGTGGGAAAACATGCTCTTTTTGTGGCAAAAAGTGGGAATCTTTTAGAGATGCGTGGAAGAAAACCGAAACCGTTACGAATCCAGTTGGCGGAAGGCGATACCCGGAAAATCGGGAAGCGAAAATTAAGCGAAGCGCTCGCGCACGAACCGCGGTCGACGCCGGACGTCGGACCGGCACCCAAATGCCTGAAACGGGACGAGCGGGCGGAATACAACGCGCTACGCGACGCACTGGAAGCGCTAGGACTGCTCGACAAGGCCGACGAGGCGGTTATTACCCTTGCGGCGATCGCAAGCGCTACAGCGAAGCGGGAACGCACGGGACAGGCATTGCGGACGGCGTTCTCGTTCCTATCGAGTCTGGGTTTGGCCGGATCTTCGAGTCGGGCGCGCTTGTCGGTCGAGAAACCGGATAACGGGGCGGCGGAACTGGCGGCGATCTTGAACCGACCGCGACCGGACAAGACGATCCAATAGATCGCATGGAAGTTCCATGGAAGTTCCGTGGAACTTTTGGAAGTCGTTCAAAACACTATCGGAACTTTTTTGGAACTTTCTGGAACTTCTGGAACTTTTGTAAATGCCTAGCACGTTCACAACGCGATACGGGTTCGAGAAACCGCCGATCGGGATAACGACCGGATGGGGCGCGTCCCATAACACGGACTTGGATTCGATGGACGCGCTATTCGGGACGCTCGAAGACGGACTCGCGGACGTCGTCGTCGATCTAGGCAACAAGTCGGACGTCGGACACACTCACACGCAAAGCCAGATAACGAATCTGGTTTCCGACCTTGCGGCGATCAATTCGTCGCTTTCCGGGAAATCAGACACCGGACACTCGCACGTAGAAAGTGACGTCACCGGACTGGTTTCCGATCTCGCGGCGATCAATTCGTCGCTTGCTCTAAAAGCACCGTCCGCGTCGCCAGCGCTTACCGGGAACCCCACGGCGCCGACACAGTCGCCGGGAAACAACTCGACGCGGATCGCGACGACTGCTTACGCCGATGCCGCGGTCGCCGCTTTGGTCAACTCTTCGCCCGCGGCGCTCGATACGCTCGCGGAACTGGCGACGGCGCTCGGGAACGACGCGAACTTCGCTTCGACGGTAACGACCGCGCTCGCCGGGAAACAGGCGACATCGGAAAAGGATCAGAATAGCGGCTATGCCGGATTGACGTCCGGCGGTTTGCTGAAAACGGCACAGTTCCCGACGCCGACGACGTCCACTTTTGGCGGCGTGAAGGATCTCGCCGCGGTTGCAAACAAATTCTTGACGTCGATCGTCGACGGAGTTCCGGTTGCGGCGCAACCATCGGCGGGCAATATCTCGGGACTGGCGGCGATCGCGTCCAGTGGCAAATGGTCTGATCTGCAAGATCCTTCCGCGGCGTTAACGCTCTCGCTCGCCGGGAACGCTTCGACGTTTAACCATACGTCCGCGGTCGAATGGAAATGGGCGAACACGACGGCGGCGACTTCCGGGACGCCGCAAAACACTCCGAGCCAAAGTTTATCCGGCACATATTGGAACGGCTCGGCATCCGCTGAGGACAAATGGAACTGGCAAGCGGTCAACGGTGCGGGCACGAACGGGACATCCGATCTCACGCTCACTCACACCGGATCGACCGGGCGAATCTCCGTGGTGCTTCCCGCCGGGCCGTTGAATTGGTCCGGGAACGGGCCGACCGCATTCGGAAACACCGCGGGCGGACTGGCGCGCGCGGCGTCGCTCTCGAACGGCGCTCTCGCGCTCTACACGTCGAACGCAAATCAGACGATCCTGAATTTGTTCCAAGCGGGCGTCAACGTCCATAGCTTTACGGGCGGCGCGGCGACTGGCGGATCTCAAAATTTCGGCTACACACAAACCAGCGTCGCGAACGCCGCGCAATGCATCCGCGGACTTCTGACGGAACAGTTAACGCTAAACACCGGCGGACTGACGACCGACACGACGAACAATTTACTTCCCGCGGGCGCAATCATCGACGCGGTAGTTTGCCGGATCACGACGACGATCACTACCACAACGAACTGGGCCGTCGGCGATTCGACGACGGCGAATCGGTTCTCGTCCGCCAATGCAACGCTAGCGAGCGGAACGACGTCGATTGGATTGAATCAACACGATCCTTCGGTCGCGGCGGCGGCGGGTCCGATCCAAGCGGCGGCGGCAAAAGTTCGGATAACATGCACCGGATCGAATCCGGGCGCGGGCGTGATACGAATCACGGTTTTTTATACGCAGTTCGTCGCGCCGACGTCATAAAGATTGCTCTACCGGATGTGCGAGTCCGGCGAGCAAAACCGCAAGCGGTCGCAATCAGTTTGCGGGTGCTGGGACGCCGCGAGGCGTCCCGGCTATTAAGGGAAATGGGTCAAAGGAAAATCAAAGTGAAAGCGCGATTATCAGAAGTTCCCGCCAAAGAGAAAACGGAGATTCCCGAACTTACAACCGACGAAGCGTTGTCGGTCCGGCGATTCGAGAACTTAGAACTTCGCGCGCACAACACGTTGCACGAAGCGCGCGCCAGCATGGAAGTGCATTTAACCAAACTGCAAAACGACGCGAACCAGAAATCCGCCGATACAAAGAACTATCTTCGCGAACTCGCCGCGACTCACGGACTCGATCCGGAAAAAACCGCGTTCGATTTCGGTGCGCTGAAATTCATTAACAAACAATGACAGGATACGGGCAACAAGGTTACGGAACGTCGCCTTACGGTATGCCGGAACTGGAAGAAACGGTACTCACGGCGGGCGATGCTCGCGTCGTGCTCGCGAACTCGGTCGGCGTCGCGAACTTGAATCCTTCGCTCGATACCGGCAAGGCGCGCGCCGCCCGGACAACCGTCTCGCGCGGGCGATCGAATCCAAATCAGACGATCGGAAAGGCGACCAACATCCTATGAGTCGCTTGATTTTGTATCCCGGAAACGATCAGATCCTCACGCTTCCCGACGTAAAAGACGCGGACGGCGTCGCGGTCACAGGCGCGACAATTACGGCGACGCTCTACACAAGCACGGGCGAACTCGTCGACACCGCCGTTTTCGATCAGGTTGAAATGACAGACGTCGACGGATCCGCCGGATCTTACGAATGCGAGATCCCCGCCGATTTCACCGCGGACGACGGTTCACTTTATTACGTTCTTTTCGACTGCACTTCGCCGGGAAAATTCTCGATCCGACAGAAAGCGACGGTCCGCACGCGATGGGTTTAGGACGAAACCGCAATATATTGGGGTTTCGCAGCTCGCCGGCGCGACAAAAACCGCAACATATTGTGGAAAATGCCTTACTCGAAACAAAACGCCGATGCGGCTTGTAATTTCTTCGAAGGAATTCTCAAACACACCGCGGACGACTGGTTTGGAAAACCGTTCATTCTCGCGCCATGGCAGGAAGAAGCACTCGCGGCAATTTTCGGACGACTCGACGACGAAGGCCGTCGCCTAATTCAAATGGTGTTTCTAGAAGTCCCGAAAAAAAGTGGCAAGACCGAGTTCGCGGCAGGTTTGTTGCTACTGCTCTTGATGCTCGATCCGAATCCCGGTTGTCAAACATACGGCGCGGCGGCGGCGACTCGACAGGCGATGAACGTATACCGAGCCGCTTGCAAGATGATCGAACAGAGTCCGCTTTTGACGCGACACTTACGAATACTCCGCGGAACGAATCGGATCGTGAAGCGCACGGATCCGGATTCGTTCTATGCGGCGGTTGCGGCGGACGGCGATCTCTCCGACGGCGTCAATCCCGCCGCCGTGGTGGCCGACGAGGTCCACCGTTGGCGGACGCGAAAAAATTTGGAAAATTGGGATGTTTTAAGTCTTGGCGGAATCACGCGCAAACAATCGTTAACGATCGCGATCACTACCGCGGGCGTTCAAAACGAGTCGCCGATCGCTTGGCGCTTGCATGAAAAGACGAAGCGGATCCAAGAGGGGATTTTCGAGGATCCCACGTTCTACGGGCGAATTTACGGCGCGGAAATTGACGACGATTGGACCAGCGAAGCGACTTGGATCAAAGCAAATCCGTCGCTCAAAGATAACGGCGGTTTTCTCGATCTCTCGAAGATCCGGGAAAAATATCAATCGAGTCTGTCCGATCCGGACGCTCAACGATCCTTCCGCCGTTATTACTTGAATGTATGGGACCAGCAGGTCCGGCGCTGTATCGATCTCAACAAATGGGATGCTTGCCGCGGCGATTGGACCGCGCGCGGACTCGAACCGAAAGCGCCGGAAGACAAAGTCCGACCATTACATCCGGAAATTCTGAAACGTTTTATCGAGCGGCGCGCATGGGCGGGCGTCGATCTGTCCATGACAACCGACATGACGGCGGTCGCGTTCGTGTTTCCCGACGCGGACGGCGTGTTCGAAGTTCTTCCGTTTTTTTGGATGCCAGCAGAGGGAATCAAGAAACGCGAGATTAACGACGGGATGCCATATCGCACATGGGCCGAACAAGGTTTCCTCGAACTCTCGCCGGGCGACGTTATCGACTACCGCGAAATCAAAGCGCGGCTTGAATGGGGCGCGCGCATGTTCGACTTGCGCGAGATCTGTTTCGATCCGTATCAGGCGCGACAAATCTCCGTCCCGATGGTCGAAGACGGTTACGAGTGCATAGAAATTCGTCAAGGCTATTCGATGCTTTCCGAGCCGTCGAAGAAACTGCTCGAACTCGTCACCAACAAGAAACTCCGTCACGGCGGACATCCGGTTTTGCGCTGGAATGCTTCGTGCTTGTCGACCAAAGAGCACGACGATCAACTGATGTTTGTAAAACCCGAACGCCAAAAAGATTCGAACCGCATTGACGGAATCTCCGCGACCGTCGACGCGCTCGCCCGCTCGATGCTAGATGCGGGCGAAACTGTTCCACAAATCGAGGTTTGGAATTGAATCGATTCCAAAAAGCAATTCGCGAGTTTCTCTTAAAAGCGCTGGGTTTTCCGCCGTGGCGTGGTTCGACTGCAACGCTTGGACCGCCGGGCGGATGGGGCGCATACGATCCTTACGGCGACGGCGGACTCGCTCTTTCGCTCGCCGTCGTTTACGGTTGCGCCCGCGTCCGCGGTCAATCGATCGCGTCGCTTCCCTTGCGCGTTTATCGCGAAAAGAAATCCGGTTCGCGCGAGATCGCCGACTCACTTCCGATTTACCAGATCTTGCACGACTCGCCGAACGACAGCGACACGTCGTTTGAGTGGCGAGAAAACATGGAGTTCGGTTTTTGTCTCTATGGCAATGCGTTTTCAGAAATCACAAGTTTAGGTTCGGGTATTACGTCGGTCGAATATCTCGTCCCATCTCGAATGCGAATCGAGCGCAAAAACGGCGAGCGACGATTCGTTTACGCCTATGACGAGGGAAAACAGGAAAGCTTCCCGCCGGAAAAGATCTTGCACGTTCGCAATATGTCGCTCGACGGACTTTCCGGAATTACTCCGATCCGCCAGCACGTTATAGAGCACGCTTACGACGCGCAAAATTACGGGCGGAATTTCTTCAAGAACTCGGGACGTCCGTCCGGCGTTTTATCGAGCGAGCAACCGCCGCCGCAAAGCGACGAGACGACGAAGAAAATGCGCGAGTCTTGGGACGCGACGTTCGCCGGTTCTGAGAACGCCGGAAAGACGCCGGTTTTGTGGAAGGGTTTGAAATACAGTGCGATTTCCGTTTCGCCCGACGACGCGCAATATATCGAGACACGCAAACTGTCAACCGCCGAAATCGCGGGCGCGATCTATGGCGTCCCGTTAAACATGCTCGGATTGCCGGACAAGTCGGCGACCTATGCGTCGAGCGAACAATTTGCGCGCGATTACGTCATGCATACATTGCGCCCGCAATGTCGACGCTATGAGCAAGCGTTTAACAAGAAACTGTTTGTCGGAAAACCAAGTCTATTCGCCGAATTTGATCTCGATGCACTTCTGAGCGGCGACACGAAATCGCAAGGCGAATATTTTGCGAGTCTCGTTCAAAACGGGATTATGTCGCGCGACGAAGTTCGCCGAAAAATGAATCTCGAAGAACGCGGGAACGGTGCGGACGATCTCACGGTCCAGTTAAATATGACGGACATCGATCAATTGCCGCGACTCTCCGATCGCGCCGCCGCGCCGGTCGGACGCCCGCCAGAACCAAAACTCGCGCCGCAAATTCACGAAATTAAAGTCGAGGTCCAACCGCAGCAAATCAACGTCGCCGCGCCGCACATCTCGCTTCCCGCGCCCGCCAGCGGTCCGGAGTTTAACGTTCAAAACATTCTTCCCGCGCCGCCGCCCATGAAGAAACGCGGCAAAGCATGGAGGGAAGCAAACGGAACTATAAGTTTCGAAGTGGAGGAGAATAATGTCTCTTAATACAAAGATGGCGAACGCCGCCGTAAACGAGCAAGCCGACCGGCTCGCAACCCTCGCCAATAGCGGGAAGCTGAGAATCTATGACGGCACGCAACCGGCGACCGCCGACACCGCGGTTTCGACGCAAACCTTGCTCGCTGAATTGACCATGAACGCGACCGCGTTCGGCGCGGCATCGGCGGGCGTCATTACGGCGAACGCGATCACATCGGACTCTAGCGCGGACGCGACCGGAACGGCGACATGGTTTCGCCTTTTGAAATCCGATGGAACCACGCCGCTTTGGGACGGATCGGTCGGAACGTCCGGCGCAAACCTGAATTTAAATTCGGTCGCGATCCAGTCGGGCGCGGCGGTTTCGGTTTCTAGTTTCGTTCACACCGTCACAAAATAACTAAATGTCCGAAACTTACGTTCAAGTTGCGACCAACGGAAGCGGCGAGAAAGTCGCCGTCAGTCAGTTGTCCAACGGCGCGGACAATGTCGATCTACAGCACATTGTTATTTCCGACGATTCGACCTATGCCGCGCGCGCCAAAGTGCAAAACGCCGATCCGGGATCTTCCGATTACGGATTGTCGGTACGGCGGATCTGCAACGGCGCGAGTTTTTACCACGTTGTAGCAGCCGCTTCGACCAACGCCGCGAACATCAAAGCAAGCGCGGGAAGGGTTCAAGGATGGTCGATTTTTAACGCCGCCGATTACCCGGTTTATGTGAAGTTCCACAACACAGCGGGAACGCCGACGGCGGGATCGGGCGTTGTTTATACGATCGGAGTGCAAGCGGGAACGCACGTAAATTTTGACGACGACGACGGACTCGCATTCGCGACCGGAATCGGAATCAGCATAACGAAACTGATCGCCGACGCCGACGCGACCGCCGTCGCCGCTTCGGACTGTGTCGTGAATGTCCATTACAAATGAAAAAACTAATCGTTCTTTTCCTGTTCATTGCGCTGGTAGTCGTCGCACAGCAAACCATTAACGTTGGCAAAATCGCCGGAACCGTCCCGTCTACCGCGGGAAAGTTCGACGTCAAAGCAGCCGACGGCGATATGTCGACGCTAGGCGCGAAGGCGGACGCGAAAAGCACCGCGACCGATACGACGTCCGTTTCCATAATGCAGGTGCTAAAAGAAATTTCAGCGATGGAGCAAGCACCGGCGTCGCGCGCCGTTACGAATGCCGGAACGTTTCAGGTCCAACCGGACGGAACGACCGCCACGACGACGAACGCCGCTTCGCGATGCACGCTCGTCTCCGCGGCGTCGACGAACGCGACCAATTGCAAGAACGGATCCGGGAACGTTTACGGATTCCGCTTCGTCAATACGACCGGAACGCTTTACTACCTTCGCATGTATAACCTTTCGAGTTCGCCGACGTGCAGTTCGGCGACCGGCTTTATTGAGTCGATCCCGATCCCGGCGAGCACGTCGGGCGCGGGCATTGTGATTATGGAACCGTTCGGCGAAGGGTATTCGACGGGAATCGGTTTTTGTTTTACGGGCGGCTCGAGTTCGACCGATAACACGAACGCCGCGACCGGCGTTTTCGGGTCAATTCTCTACCGATGAAACACGTTTTTTTCGTTCTCTTGCTCTTGCTCTTGTGCGTTCCGGGAATGGCGCAGATTGCTCGCGTGAGCGCAAATTGCACGGGAACTTCCAGTTGCACGACAACCGGGAACGCGACCGGCGATCTGGAAATCGCGATCGCGGGAAGGGACGGAAGTTCGACCGCGCCGACGACGGCGACCGGATGGACAAGCGTCGGGACAGCAACCATCAATGGAACGAGCACCGCCGACAGCGCGATCCGCGTCGCGTGCAAAGTAGCAACCGGCGCAAACGAAGCGTCGAACACTTTCACGAATGCGGACAAAGTTGTCGTCATGGTTTACAACGGACAGGCCGCCGGAAATACCGCGACTTGCGCGAGTGCAATTCTGGGAACGCCGTCGTTTTTCACTTCCACCGTAAACACGACGACGACGACCGAAACATTTAACGCGATCACCAGCAGCAATGCGGCGTCTTGGATTGTCGGTCTTGGATACTGTTCCGCCTGTACGGCGGGCATTGGGACCGCGCCAACCGGGATGGCGAACCGGAGTTCCGTTACCGGACCGCCAGCGGCGGGCGGACACGATACAAACGGGACCGCGGCGTCGTTCTCGTCGGCGAATGTCACACTGACAACCGCGGGCAGGATCCTAACGGCGACCGTCGAAATCAAGGCGGCATCCGCCGCCGATCCGACTTATGGCACGAACGGCGGAACCTTTGGAACGTCGGCGTCGACAACGAGTTCGACCGCGACCGGAAGCGCGACGCTTTGTTACACGACGGACGGATCGACACCGGCGGCGGCGACCGCCGGGACGTGTTCGGCGGGTTCCACTTATTCAAGCGCGCTCACGATCACGACGAGCGGAACGACACTGAAAGCGCTTGCCACAAAAAGCGGTTTGGTAAACAGCGCGGTTGTAACAAGTACCGCATTTACGATCAATCGCTTTTTGCCAAGTCTGTCCTTGATGGGAATCAGCGGTCCGGGAAATTGCACCGCGGGCGGGCATACATACACGACGGCGTTTCCGACGGTCGAGAGTCCGTTGTCTGAGTGTCTGAGTTGGTTGAGCGGCGCGGGCACTGGTCTGGATTGGTCCAATATCAACGTGACGTCGGCGGCGGTTGCGAAAGGATCGCAATCGACTTCGAGCGGAGTCTTCGACGATTCGATCGCGCAAGTCGTCGGCACATGGAGCAACGATCAAGAGGCGAGCGCGACGACGCTTACCGGGACAACGAGCAACACGATCAGCAAAGAGCACGAATTGTTATTGCGGTTCTCGATCGGCGCTCACAGTTCGACCGGATATGAATTTCAATTCATCGGACAGCAAACCACGCCCGCGAACTGTTCCGTAAATATCGTGAAATGGAACGGGACGATAGGCAGTTTCACCACGCTAGGCGGCGGGACGCTCGGCGTCGGCGGTTCGGCGGTTTGTCTATCGAACGGAACGCGGATCCGGGCGACCGCGGTCGGAACGACGCTCACGGCATACGTTAACGATGCCATGGCCTACACCGTTACGGATGCGACTTATGCATCCGGCAACCCGGGCATCGGAACGTATCTGCAAGGCGTCGGCGGGACGCAAGATTTCGGATTTAGTTCGTTTTCGGCGACGGACACCGTCCTTCGCTTCGTGCAAGAGGCGTCGCACCACGACACAAGCGGAACGACAAGCGCGGCAACGCTTGGAACAAATACGACGAACAATAATTGCTTGTGGGCCGCGGCTTACTGGAACTCGACGAGCGCGACGGCTACGGTTGCGGGTTCGGTTGCCGGTTCATTTACTGCAATCGATTCGCCGACGAACGGCGCGGGCGCGTTGTCTACATACCGCGCACAAGCGTTTTACAAATGCGGAATAACCGGCGGCGCTGAGACGGTGACACTCACGACTTCGACGTCGCTTACTGATCATGCAATCGTGGTGCATGAATTTAGCGGCGTGACGACACTCGATCAGCATCCGAGCGGGAAATCAGCAGCGTCCGCGACCTTGAGTTCGAACAGCGCGACGACGACGACGGCGCGGGAATATCTTCCCGCCGCTTGCGTGATCGGCGGCTCGAGTCCGCTAGCTACTTCGCCATGGACGGCGCGCGATGTAACAGCGAATTTTGGCGGGAACATTTCCGCCGACTATGTAGTTACGGCGACCGGATCTTATGCGTTCGCCGGTTCGCAGAGTCCGTCAAGTGATTTCATTTGTCTTTTGAGCACATTCCAATAAAACAAAAATGCTTCTTGCTCTAAGAAGTCTCTATGAGTCGGCGGGTTCGGCGATTACAGGGACCGCCACGACTGCACAAGCGGCGCAGTCGGACGCTCTAAGCGGCGCGCTCGAATTTACCGGGACAGAAACCAGCGCGCAAGCCGCGCAATCGACCGACGCATCGGGCGCGCTCACGTTCACCGGGACCGAGACGTCGGCACAAGCCGCACAAACGGACGCTCTAAGCGGATCACTCGAATTTACCGGCACGGAAGCGAGCGCACAGGCGGCGCAATCGACCGCGGCGTCCGGATCCGAGACTTTTACGGGAACCGAGACGTCGGCGCAAGCCGCACAGTCGACCGCGGCGTCGGGCGAAGAAACCTTCGCCGGAACTGAGACAAGCGCGCAAGCGGCGCAATCGGACAGC